TACAACATTAGGTTTAGTTGGTGAGACTTTAAAGGGTCCAGCCTTCGAACCAATTTTAGTTTCAAATTTCGATGAGTATAGAACTTATTTCGGAACAACATCCCCTGAAAAAGATGGAGCGGGTCAACCAAAATATGAGTTACCTTATCTTGCAAAATCTTATCTACAAGAATCAAATCAATTATTTGTATCGAGGATTCTTGGAAAAACGGGATATAAACCAAGTATGACTTATGGTATTAAAACCATTGGTGGAATGCAACTATCAAGTTCAACACCTACAAGTACTACTGGCACAACATTAGACCCATCCCCATTTTCTTCATTAACTGGTAGTACAATATATTCAGAATTATCAGGTAAAACATCAGTAGATGGAACAACAATTACCGATTACATATTCAAAAATTTTAGTGGTAATACCGCTTCAAATGATGGTGATTGGTTTGTTTTAGGTATGATTGATGATTCAGATCCATCGGGAACAGAAAAGGTTTCGCCTTTAACGGGAAAATTTAATGCAGACAATAGTAACAATAAAGAATGGTATAATTCATTAACAAACGGAACAGATGAAATTTACGGTTACTTATTTGAGTACAACAGTGGTACAACCGTTTTTGATGTAACAAAATACACATATGATGCCACTAAAAATACTGATTATGACAATTTTGTTGTCGCAGCATTAAGGAGTAGAGGTGTCTATTCAGGACAAACACTAAATTTAGAAGTTGAAGCAACAAACAAAGTTTCAATTGTGAGTGTTGGATTAGAAAATAATCCACTTGCTGATTTTACATTAAATGTAACAGGTGTTACTAGTGGAGTTAAATCATTTGATTGTTCTTTAGATTCAACATCTAAAAAATATATCACTAAAGTATTGGGTACTGATGTTTATGATAAAAATAACACCGATTTCCCAATTTACGTGTATGAACAATATCCTAACTTCTTAAAATCTGCTTTTGAAAAGGGGTATATTAGAGGTTTAAGTTTAACATTATCAACAAATGCAGAAGGAAATAATTTCCTAAGAGAATGGGACACACCAATATCTCCTATGGTTGTTTCTGAAGTTCGTGGTAATAAAGTAGACGATTTATTTGAGGTTATAACAATTTCAGATGGTGAGTCTGCAAACACAGAAGTTAAAGTTTCAATTTCAAATATTAACACTGAAACGGGTGAATTTGACATATTAGTTCGTGATTTCTATGATACTGACGACAATCAAGTAGTTTTTGAAAAATTCACAAGATGTTCAATGAACCCTGATGTTGCGGGTTATGTTGCAAGAAAAGTGGGTACATCTGATGGTCAATATACGTTGAATTCAAAATACATCATGTTAAACATGTCAGAAAACGCACCATCAAACGCATTCCCTGCAGGTTTTAAAGGTTTTGTTAAGAATTCTGCTTTTGGTAGTTCAAGTTTAGGTAATGTGATTTTCAAAACTCAATATTACAATTCAGGTGATGTAATGTATTATGAGGCTGACGGTACTGAAATTTTATCAGGTGGTGATAAGGTTAAAAGGGTAACTTTAGGATTTTCAACACAAGAAGGTTCGTCTTACGACGCAGATTTATTAAAATATAAAGGATCAGAATCAAATGGTGCAACTTATGGTTTTCACCTATCAACAAATGCATCTTCTATTTTAACATCTGGCGGTGACCAAATTTACCAAACAACAACATACGATTTAGAAGGTCAAACAAATCCAACAACTAATAAATTAACTAACATCAATTATCGTAAATTCACATTTGCGTTAGGTGGTGGATTTGATGGTTGGGACATATACAGAAAAGTAAGAACTTTAGGTGGTGAATATATTTTCGGTAAAAATACCTACATAACTGGTGATACATCTAATGGTGGTGTTTTCAGTACAGCGGCAGGAAACTCAGATTATTACGCTTACTTAGAAGGTATACAAACATTCCAAAATCCTGAAGCTGTGGATATTAACGTATTCTCAACCGCAGGTATTAACTGGTATAATCACGAGTCATTAGTCGCTGCGGCAATTGACATGGTTGAAAATGAAAGAGCGGATTCAATTTATATTATTAATTCACCAGGTCCTGATGTTTTAAACTCATCAACCGAAGTGGCAAATGCTATTGACGATTTAGCTTTCGATTCTAACTATTCTGCAACATATTGGCCTTGGATTCAAATTAGAGATACTGATAATGCTACACAATTATACGTTCCACCAACAGGTGAAGTATTAAAGAACATAGCTTTAACAGACAATATTTCATATCCTTGGTTCGCGGTGGCGGGTTATTCAAGAGGTATTGTAAACGCAATCAGAGCGTCTAAAAAATTAACTTTAGATGAAAGAGATGAGTTATACAAATCAAGAGTTAACCCAATTGCAACTTTCTCTGATACAGGTACTATTATTTGGGGTAACAAAACTCTTCAAATTAAAGAGTCTGCATTGGATAGAATCAACGTAAGAAGATTATTATTAAGAGCAAGAAAATTAATTTCTGCGGTCGCTGTAAGATTATTGTTTGAACAAAACGATGACCAAGTAAGACAAGAATTCTTAAGATTGGTAAACCCTATCTTAGAATCAATCAAAAAAGAAAGAGGTTTGTACGATTTCCGTGTAAGTGTGTCTAACGACCCTGAAGATATCGACGCAAACACATTGAGAGGTAAGATTTACATCAAACCAACTCGTTCTCTTGAATTTATTGATGTTGAGTTCGTAATTACTCCAACAGGAGCTTCATTTGACAATATCTAATCTAAAAGGAGATATAAAAGGAAGAGGGTATCAGAAATGGTACCCTTTTTTTATGGTTTAACGTATATTTTTGTACCAATTTTAACAGCGTTCAATAGGTATAAGATGTTATCATTTGAGACTCTAACACATCCATTAGAATGTGCACCACCTAAACCTTTCTCTTTGTTAGTTCCATGAACGTAAATTGACCTACTATATACGTTTTTATTACAATTTTCCAATCCAGTTAATTCTAAAATTCCAGTTAAAACATCTGCTACATGGGTTTCACCTGTTTTAGGGTCTTTTCTTGTTCCTGGCACATTAGGACCTAAAACCAAATCAACAGGTGTTTTTGCAACTAAAACTTGATATTTTCTTGGTGCTTTATATTTGTTACTAACCTTCATTAACCCCGTGGCGGTTGACCCACTATCTACACTATTAGAAAATCCCTTTGCACCTGTTGAAACTCTTATTTCTTTAGTTAATGTTTTACCATTTTGAGTATAATACATGGTTTGATTTGGACCCCAAACAATCAACATCGGTTCACCACTTCTAATTAATTTACTATTTGATAGGATATCATATAATTGTTTCCAGTTTTTAGACTTACTTGTTATGTCCTCTTGACCACATAAAGGAGTGTCAGAATCCCCATTAAAGTAATTTTTAACCTTATTAATTGTATTAGTGAGAACATCTTGTTCGGTTATAAACTTAACTAATCTTTTTGTTTGTTCTTCTGAAAGTATAATATCCATACCATATAAATATAAAAGATTAAAATAAAGGAAATGTTCCACATAGTTCCACGAGGAACCTATTTTTATGAAAATCTTAAATTCGTAAACCCAGTATATACTAGAAAATACTAGAACTGGTTTTTATTATATTTATTGTTAGAAGTTTATTCTGGAACTATATACTGGAGCCTGTAAAAAACTACGAAAAATAATTGACAAAGTCAAATACTAATAAAAAATTTATTTCAAATACCGACATATTTATAAGAAGTAAATAATACGAAAAAAAACTTAACAAATACAAAATGGCAGATTTATTAATGAAAATGCCGGTTCCATATGAACCGAAAAGACAAAACCGATTTATTGTTCGTTTCCCATCTTCATTGGGTATCAACGAATGGTACGTAACATCGGCTAAAAGACCTAGTGCTAAAATTAACTCAGTAGCAATTCCTTTCTTAAACACCTCAACTTATGTTGCTGGTAGATTTGAGTGGGAAACGATGCAAGTAACATTTAAAGACCCAATTGGACCTTCAGCGTCACAAGCGTTGATGGAATGGTTCCGTTTACATGCGGAGTCTGTAACAGGTCGTATGGGATATGCTGCCGGTTATAAGAAAGATATTGAACTTGAAATGTTAGACCCAACGGGGGTTGTGGTTGAGAAATGGATTTTACAGGGTACTTTCATCCAAGACTTAAACTTTGGAGATTTAGATTACTCAAGAGACGAATTGGCGACAATCACATGTACTTTAAGAATGGATAGATGTATCCAAGTTTACTAAGATAAGACAAATACACATACGAAACCGATATTCCTATTTTAGGATATCGGTTTTTTGTTCTGTATAAACTTTACTTTTAGATAATTATAGTTTAAACTTACTATATGGAAAATTATAATATAGACCCAACAATTTCTTACGATGTGGTGGAATTACCAAGTAAAGGTATTTTCTACTCAAATAATAAAAAAAGTTTAAGGGTTGCTTACTTAACAGCATCCGATGAAAATATCTTGGTAGCACCAAACTTATTACAGAGTGATACTGTAATTGAAGAGTTACTTAAAAGAAAAATATTAGATAAAGACTTCAATATTGATGAATTGGTTGATGAAGATAGACAAGCAATATTGATATTTCTTAGAAACACCGCATTTGGTAGTGAATACGAAATGGAGATGATTGATTCTAAAACTAACTTACCATTCAAATTCACATTAGACCTATCAATTTTAAAAGTTAAAGATTTTAACTTAAAACCTGATGAAAACGGAGAATATTCATATTTTATGAAAAGTTCAAAGAAGAATGTCACTTTTAAGTATTTGAATAATGTACAAGAAAAGGATTTAATAAAAATCAGAGATAATTCACCTACCGCGGTTGCACCTGTAACAACAAAAAGACTTGAAATGATGATTAAGTCGGTTGATGGTATGAGAGACCAAATGGGTATTTATCAATTTATTCAAAATTTACCAATTAAGGATTCTCAAGAATTTAGAAAATTTTCAAATGAAAATAAACCCGGCATTGATTTGTCAGTAGATGTAAAAACCCCGTCAGGAGACACAGTCAAAGCTTATATTGACTTCGGGGTGGAGTTTTTTCGTCCTTTCTACGGAATATAAGAAAAAACAAATATCATCAATCACCAATTTAGTGGCTAGAGGATTTACCTATCGTGATCTTCTTATTATGCCAATACACGAACGTACTAATATTATCATGTTTATTAATGAAGAAAATTCCCAATAAACTATTTATAGATGATATATTAATACGACACAATGCCTAATGGATTAAACAACGCACAACAGACTCAATTACGAGGATATTTACAAAGCCAATTTGGTCTTAGTCCTGGTTTTGCACAAACTTACACAAATAGTGGTAATCAGGGTTTACTAGGTAATTTAGCTAGTCAATCTACTGCAAATGCTGGTAGTAATATTGGTAATGGTATTGGTAATGCTGCAAATGGTATGATTGGTGTGGTTCAGACCACTCTTCAAGGTGCTGCTAAAATTGCTACCGCAACTTTATACGACCAATTAGGTAATTCCAGTAATAGAATTAGTACAACTGCAATAAATAGTATTTTAGGTGCGGTGGTAGATGGTGTAGGTAATATAGCAAGTTTAAATATTTCTGGTGCATTACAATCCATTCTCGGAGGTGCGTTAGGTGCTGCTCAAGATATAATGAAAGATTTAGCAGAAACTCAAGCTAGATTATTTGATGTAGCAAACAAATCAGGAACATATGTTGGTGAGTTAGGTGGTAACATGAGGGAGGAGTTGAGTGATGCAATGGTTACCACAACCAAACTTGGTATGACTGTTGATGATTTTTTAAAGGGTACCGAAACATTATTAACAAGTTCAGGTAGAATGGCCTTATATAGTAAAGAAGCCATTGAAGAAGGGGTTTTAGCATCGATAGCATACACTAAATCATCCACTACTTTATTAGAGAACAATGAAGCGTTTAGAAATGTTGGATTTGGTTTACAAGACGCAGCTAAAGCAATTACATCTGCGGGTCGAGAAACATTAGCATTAGGATTAAACGCTAAAGTATTAACTGAAACATTAGTTAAAAATATAGGTAAATTAAATGAGTTTGGATTTCAGGGAGGTGTTGCTGGTTTAACAAGAATGTCACAACAAGCACAATCCCTTAATTTCAATATGGATAACACACTTAAAATTGCCAACGATTTATTTGACCCAAATAAGGCAATAGATATGGCCGCTAATTTATCAATGATTGGTGGTGCTATAGGTGATTTTGGTGACCCATTAAGAATGATTTACGATGCGACAAATAATGTTGAGGGTTTACAAACAAGTTTAATTAATGCATCAAAAAGTTTAGCCACATTTAATTCAGCACAAGGTAGATTTGAAGTTACTGGTGCGAATTTAAGAAGAGCTAAGGCAATGGCCGATACGTTTGGTATATCAATGGGTGATTTGACAAGTTTAGCTGTTAAGGCTAACGTTCAATTCCAAGCCATGAGTCAAATACGTTCAATATTCCCTGAGGCTTCTAAAGAACAACAAGAGTTTATTAAGAATCTTTCAACAATGAAAGATGGTAAAATAGGTATTAGTATTCCAAATGAAGTAGCTGAAAAATTTGGGGTGATTGGTAAATTTAAAGATGGATTTATGGAGTTTTCTGAATTTGCAAAGTTAGACTCGTCAAAAAGAGATCAACTTATCAAAGAACAACAGAAAATTGCAGCTATGAAACCTGAAGATGTTGCCAGAGGACAATTCAATGCAACCACTCAAATTCTGAATGTGATTAGTGCGATGTATATCCAACAACAAAATTTTACTAGAAGAGAAGAATACGGTAAAAAGGTTAAAGAAATTAGTAATGATTTTGCTGATAATATGGCCGGTATTGACATGAAAAAAATAAAGAGAACTGGTGACATGTTAAAGGCGGTTGAGGATCAAGCGATATTAACTATCAGTAAGGTTAATGGAACCGCCAATCCAGCCCAACTAACACAAACACAATTAAATACTAGTGCAAATCAACTACCAAGAACTGATTTAAACAACAGTACCAATCAAAGTTATAATGATGCAAATAAAAACTCCACGACTGATAACACAACTCAAAAGGTTGATATAACACATACAATTACCGCAAGTGATTCAACAATGGATGCAATGACAAAACATTGGTCTAAGAATTTACAATCTTTAGAATTAATAGGACTTAAAATTAATAACAAACCAAAAAGTTTTGATAGTACACAGAAAGTACTCAAAAAAACTAACTAAAATATCTATTTATAAATAAAAATAATGCCAAGTAACTTAGATTTTGATTCAACCAAAAAGTTTAGAGACTATATTTTAGGTAAGACTTTGAAACAACCAAACGGACCTCAAAGTTTTACTAATGCGTCTTATACGGTACAAAATACCGCCGAAACATCTAATAAAATGTTAGGTGGTGTTGAACCAACAAATCCGAGTTTAAATGGTAATCCATTTACAAACACATACGCACCAGAAAATATTAATTATATTCAAAATATCAATACGGTTCAAATAACAAATAGTTTAAATTTATATCCAAGTTTTATAAGTAATAATTATAATTTAGTTGGTATTGCAACAGGAGGTTCAACATATACTAATGAATCTGAATTATTTAAATTTGCTGCGAACAATATAAAATACAATACACAAGGACCTGTTTTTTCAAGGATTGCACAAAATGTAGAAAAAAATACAACAGGTAGAGCAAGAATTTTAGATGCGTTAAATGGAAATGCAACAACAGCAATTAATATCATAACAGGTAGAGAACCACTTATTGAGGCGAATTATAAAATTACCACTGAAAGTGGACTTAGTATTCCAGGTTTAGCTGTTGATTTTTTAAAGTTAGTTGGTGGAGTTCAATTACCATTTTCACAAATACCTGGTGATTATTTAAGTGTACCACAAAATCCAAGAGATAACAAAACACAAGAAAAAGAAAGACCTGAAGCTAAAACTCAAGTTGGTAAAATATTTCAAGACGTTACAGGAACTTTAGGTTCAATGATTGGTATTAATAGAAGACCAAGAAAGGATAGGTCACCATCTGATTTATTATTGGAACACATGGGTTCAGGACAAAAGAATAGATTATTTGATAATTTATCATTTAACACATTTGGTCCTGATTATACAATATTAGCAAGGTCACAAAATACATCTAAATTATTCAACGGAATAAGTAAAGGTATAAATTTAGTTAAGAAAATGACAGGAGGAAGTGAGGCTCCTAAAATTAGTGGTTATATTGGTGACGACAGAGGTAACTCTGTTTCAAATATTTTACACGACCAATTTGATAGACCAACACAAAGTAGTTTTTATTTATCATCATTTTTTGACCCTAAAGCCGCGGAAGTTTTTAGAAGAAACACATCAATATCTGAAGGAGGTAATATTGCTGGTAATTTAACATGGATATCAAATGATAGACAGAACAAACCAAAGTATGGTGCAAACAACGATGAGTGGAGTGCTGAAAGTACATTATATGAAAAATCAATTTCCACCAATAGTGAATATAGTGGGTTTACCGACAATTCAATTTTAAGTTACACACAAGATATGTTGAAACAGTCAAATCAAGTTTCTAACGCGATTGACCAATCAACAAGATTATTTAAAGATGGTAACATGGTTATGTCAAAAGGTTCTGCAATAAAATACATCGAGAAATTTTCTAAAGAAGAAGCGGGTGTGGAATATTGTAGAGTTTGGACTAAAGACCGTTCTTATATGAATCTTTCTGATACCATGAGAAGAACTACCATGTATAGAAAGTTTGAAGGTAGTGTAATGGGTGGAGCAAGTAGAGTATGGAATTTAAATATTGCACCAATGTCTAATGGTAAAAAATCATTTGACGGTTCAACAAACATAGTTTCAGGATCAACATATGGAAGTAATTTTTACGCTAAAAAATATATGTTTTCAATTGAAAACTTAGCATGGAAAACATCTAATAGAGCAGGTTTTACTGTTAATGATTTACCGGCTTGCGAAAGAGGTAATAATGGAGGAAGGGTTATGTGGTTTCCACCATATGATTTAAAAGTTACAGAACAAAATAGTGCGAATTGGGACAAAAATACTTTTGTTGGTAGACCCGAACCAATTTATACATATCAAGATTCTGAAAGAAACGGTACACTATCATTTAAAGTTGTTGTTGACCACCCAAGTATATTAAATTTATTAGTAAGAGAACATTTTAAAGGAATGTCTAATGAAGAGGCGGATAACTATATAAATGCGTTTTTTGCGGGATGTACAGATTTAGATTTTTATGATTTAATTCAAACATATACAACGTTAGATAGGGAAGATGTTACATTAATTCAATCTTATTTAGACAAGGGTGTTGAACCACAAGTTATTGAAAGTTTAACATTTACAAGTGAACAAGTTCCAGAAGAAATCCCTGGAAAAACTGAAGAAAGTGAGGACCCTAAAAAAATAACTTCAAGACTATATTTTCAAAACGATAGACCACAAAAAACATCACAACAAGGAAAAACGGCGGAACAATTTGGTAATATTTATACCGAATATATTTCCAAAAAAAGTCAATATATAAGTGAATTGAGTGAGGAGTTAACTGGTAGTACAACCACAAGTGGATTAATAACGGGTACAACAAAAAATCAATTACATGATCAACAAGTTATTTTTGATAAGGTAAATAAAACAGGGGTAGAAATAACCATCGATAATGCTAAACAAGTTATAAAACAAGCTGAAGACGGATTTACCGCTTTAGAAACAAGTTACACAGGGTATACTACGTTTGTTACAGAATTAAAAAATAATCTTTTAGGTAAGACTGTTAGTGGTGTTGTTAATGTAACAATAAACGCGTCAACATCCGAAGTGGCGACTGATAAATATAATTTTTATTTGGGTGTTAGAAGATCATACAGTATTCTTGTTGATTTTCTTAATAAAGTAAGTGGATTAGATTTATTTGATGAAAAAATAATCAAATGGTATACGGATGAACAATTAGCATCAGAGGCTGATAAAGGTGTAAGAGATATATTTTCAATTAAATTTAAAGATTTAGGGTTTGATACGGAAGGTGAATTTAAAATTACCATTGCTACCGAAGGAGAAAGTTCTGACGTACCAAATTTCAACGGAATTGGTAATATTGATTGTAAAAAAGAAATTAAAACAAAAACAGGATTAAAAGACCATGCACCTATTGCATTTTATTGTAGAAGTGCTGAAGTTCAGATTGAATATAAAAACAAAACAACTAAAAAAATAGAAGGACAAACAGTTAAAGTTCCTAGACTAAAAGTTAGTCCTGATAAGAAAACAGTTGGAGGTAGACCACCAAATAAACCAACTATTGATGTGATGAAAAGAATAATAATGAAAACTTTATCGGAGTGTCATTATTTTAAAAAATTGGAAGAAGATTCTCCGTTACAATTTTCATCACTAAGAGAAAAATTAAAATATTTTCATCCAGCTTTTCACTCAACAACACCCGAGGGATTGAATAGTCGATTAACATTCTTATTACAATGTTTAAGACCTGGAGATACAATACCAATCATAAATAATAAATTAGATAAGACCGCTAGAAATACAACTTTTGGTCCACCACCAATTTGTGTTTTAAGAATTGGAGATTTTTACCATTCTAAAGTTTGTATAAAAGATATTAATATTAGTTACGATGATAGTCCTTGGGATTTAAATCCTGAAGGAATTGGTATGCAACCAATGATTGCGAGTGTTACATTACAACTTAGTTTCATTGGTGGACAAGGATTGGAAACACCTGTTAATAAATTACAAAATGCTTTATCGTCAAATTTCTTTGCAAACACCGAAATATATGACGAAAGAGCCGAAGCTACTAACACAATTATTAACGGAAAAAGGGCTGAAGATTTTACTAAGGAATTTATTGAGAAATTAACTAAAAAACCTGAGTTTGAATTAATTAACGATTTAAATGCTGGTATAATTGACGTTGTTGATGGTAAATACATTGGAAGAGTAAGTGATAAATTTATGGATTATACCGATATCATATCTGAATTAAATGATGAAATGAAATCCTATTTAATTACATACAAGATTGAGTATCAAAATAAGTACAATCAGTACAGTAAAAATTTTATTGATTTATATTTTTCACATAACTATAGAAAAAATAACATACTAAAGGTACAAACTGGACCAACAAGTGGAGATACTATTAATTTAAAAGTTTTAGGTATTCCTGATAAGGGTAAAGAAAGGTCTACATTAATGAATATTTTTATTCCTAAGTTTATTGATAAATTAAAAAATACTAATTTAACTGAAGTTGTTTTTAATTTTTATTTAGATCAAATGAAAGACCCTCAATGGAATGAAGCATCAGAAGGAACACTACAATCTTTTTTACCTGAATTAATAAAAACTAAACTAAATAATATTATAGACGAAGGATATGTTGATAAGGGGTTAACCGAAAAAAGAGATAAAATTATTGAAATTATTGATAAACTTAATTTTATCATGACATCAGAAAGTACTTTATTACCAAACGGTAACCCATTAGGTGCACATGATGGACAAATATCTGATGCAAAATATAAGTACGCAAAATTAAAAAACTTTGTATCGTCATATGAGTTCTATTCAAAATATTATGAAATGGTGAACTTCTTTAAAGAGGCCACAGATAATATTGAAGCAATCGAAGGAACTTCAATTGCCGAAAATATCATTATAACAAATGATCAATTAGTTGAAATTGTTCACTACTTAGTTAAAGACGAAAAGAGTAAATTTTTAGATGAATATAATAAGTCAAATGAAACTTATAATGGTGTATTCTCAGTTGAATTACCAGAAAGTTCAACAACATACTTTGATCAAATAGAGTTATATTTTGATACCGTAATAAAAATTACAACAACACCACAATATGAAGAATTTGGGTATGATATTTTAACGGCTCCAAAATTTGCTTACGAAATACCAATTAGATATGAAATTGAAGAACAAGACGAATTACTTGATGATGCCGAAGGTAAAATATTAAACAAAATATTTGTCAATAAACCATTCTTAGACCCATCTAATTTAAACTATTATAAAAAATGAGTAGACAATATTTCAATAGATACCAACTATTTTTAAAAGACGGAGGATTTAGAATTGTACCAGGAATTGAGTTACCAATCAAAGGAACCGACAAATACTTACAATATAAGAAAGGTAAAGACAGATTAGATAAGGTATCACAAGAATATTATGGTACACCGTTATTTGGTTGGTTAATTTTACAAGCAAATCCATCAGTAGGTGGTTTAGAATTCACAATACCCGACAATTCATATTTAAGAATACCATTTCCATTAATTACCTCTTTACAAGATTATAAAAGTGGTGTAGAATTGTATAACTTATATTATGGGGAACAATAAAATACAAGAGACTGAAAATTTACATATTAGATTAGATGAAAACAACGTAATTTGTATAGACCCAAATTCTGTTGTTAATGAAGATAATTTAGTAGAACCAAGACACACCAACCCTGAAAAGTTGGTTATGTTTGTAAATTTGGAAGCTGATTTGATACCAAGAACAGTATTATCCGTTTCAGATGAAAAGGGAAAGGGTAGATTAAGTTCTATTGCTGGTGGTACTTTAAATTTAATGAGTAATCAAAACGGTAAAGATTTTGACACCTCTTGGACTGATTATTTTAACCCAAAAGCATACACAGAAAAAGATGAAGTAATAAATTTAGTAATTGGAGCTTTTACGGGTATTTTTCCTAACGTACCCAATAATATGGATAGTTCCGGACAAGGTTTTGGAATTGATAGTATTTCAATGACAGTAAACGCAATTGGTTTACCTAAAGTGTCCATTAATTTTGTCGATGTTAGAGGTAAGACATTAATGAGTGGAGAACAAAATTCACCATATGCATCATTTTTTCATTTACCGTGGCCAATATTTTACCTAACAATCAAAGGTTATTACGGTAAGGCGATTAGATATAGATTACACATGACATCATTTACGTCAAAGTATAATGATGGTAATGGTAATTTTGATATAACATGTACTTTTGTGGGACAAACTTATGCGTTCTTTTCTGAAATACCATTAAATGGTATTCTTGCCGCACCATACCTTTACTATATTGAAAAAAGTGTGGACGTAAAAACAAACGATAAAGAGAAAATAATAACTAAAAGAATTTCAAAGTCATCTAAAGGTTATTCTCTTTTAACTTCAATTTACAATGAGTATAAAACCAAAGGATTAATCTCTAAGGATTTTCCCGTTTTAACTTTACGTGAGTTAATAAGTAAGGCTAAAAGATTAGATAGTATTTTAGAAAAACAAATATTTGGAAGTTCCGTAGATTATAAAGTTTTTGGTGGTCTAAAAGAATTGGAAGGTGTTATACAAAATTTTGTTGATAGTATAAAGGCGTGGACAATTCTATATTTGAGTAATGACGTTTATGTTGAAAACGGTATTAAATATTTTAAATTATCGAGTCAAGATAAAACAGAAACAATAAATATTTTAGGTCCTAAGGAGGCTAAAACATTAGAATATCAGATAAATTTTTACAACAAGGAAATTGAAAAAATTATAACATATATTAGATTACAAAATAAGGATACAAATAGTGACATATCAAAAAAACTCAGATTAGATATAATCAATAACGTTAAGAGTGACGTTAAGAGTTATTATAAAGTATTGGACAACCCCGACACCAACCATATCGCGGTAAATTATGCTTCATTAGTTAAGGATGTGTATGATTTACAAAAAAACTTTAACACAGAAAGAGACAAAGTTCAAACGACAATTGAACGAAAGATGAATGAAGTGGTTAAAGATAAAACTAATGGATTGGGATTTGACCCAACCATTAGAAACGTGTTTGCGGTTGTTTTAGCAAATGCCGAGGTATATGTACGTTTTCTAAAAGATGTCCATTTTAAAGCTTTTGAAATCGGACCCGAAAGAAAAAAACTTATAACAAAAGAATATAGTAATGAAGCTAAAGATGGGGATTCAATATACCCATGGCCTAAAATTACTAAACCATCATTTAAAACCAATCAAAATGAACTTGCTTATCCTGGTTCGAGTGATTTAGTTGAAATATTACAGACAAACGATAAAATATTATGGCCTGAGATTGATTTCTTAGAAACATATATTAGTATTATTACTAAAAAAGAAGATACGTTAGCCGATAAGGAAGGTGGGGTAACTAAAACAAATTTAATTTTTGAAGACGATAAGGATTCAAATCAAATTAAACCAGTCTCAGATTTATTAAATCTTATTGTTGGTAAAATTCCATATACGGATAAGAGTTTAGCGTCTATATTATATGAAATTTATGAAAGAGGAAAATATATCAGTTTTATAAATCCATTTACAAAAACATCATATGTTGAATTAGCTAATATTGAATTTGATAATATAAAAAATACATTTGAGGAGGATTATGACATCATTGAAGTTTTAAAGAAAGTACAGGATGTTCAAAAGTTGAAAGATTACATTCAAGCTTTTTCACCTAACGATAGATATCTTTATTATTTGGATAATATGGATACAACTATGAGTATTCAAAATGTATTACAAAATACGTTTGATATTCGTGCAAATTATATCGAGAAATCAAATGTAGATAACGATAAGGAGTATCCTGAGTTAAATAAAGAATTACAAAATTATAAATCAGAAGAATATAGAACAAATGTTTACCCATTTAATTCTGATGAATACCTTTCATACATAAATAAACCAACATACGATAGGTCTAATTTGACATACCTTGATTTATTTAGGGTCGAAACAAAAAAAGGATTCATTAATACACCAAACGAAACAACACCATGGGTTAAAGGTTCTTACCTTGAAAACATGTTTAACTACACATTGAAAATTAGTGAAGGTGAATTTGTAAATGTACTTAATACCCCATATTTTCATAAACAACTTTATAAAGATTTTACAAACGGAAAATTATACGGAAAATATGCGGGGTCAGCGTACCTTTTATTAAATTCTTTACCGTATAAAAATTTAGAAGACACTATCATTTTTAATGAAAGAATGACAAGTGTTAGAATTTCTGATATGTTTAAAGAGGTTGCGTCAACACATTATGTACCATATCACTTGATGTTGAAATGGGGTTCATTATATCACAGATATAAAAAGAAGTTACTTGAAAATGAAGATATTCTATCAGGAATTACAACATCAATTTCAGGAAGTACATTCTTTGATAATAATAGTGGTTACACTTTTAATGATGAAAATAACAATGTTTTAAAAAATGGATTTTTAGACCCAATATTTGATGATTACAATGGAATAACATATAATACACAGACCGAATTAGGTGTACACCCATTCTACGATGCGATATTCCATCAAATTATCCACGATTATACATTTTACGATGTGAATGATAAAGACACTTATGAGAATGTTACCGAATTAAATAAGGGTCATTATAGTAGGGTTAGAAAAAATAAAAATTTAAGGTATTACACCAATTGGATTAAGAATAATGAATTAAGTTTAAGAACTGAAAGTTTTTACACGTTACTACCATCTGACGGATCAAATGCGTTAGAAAATTATGATGGTGTTTTTTCAAAAGACGAACAAAGTTCATTTAGAGTTATTTGGAATTCAGATGAAAAAATAACTAAAGATTATAGTGGAGTTACATTTAACGGACCAAATGAATATCTTTTAAGTTTAGACACATCTGAAGAAAGAAGTGATTTAACTGACAATGGTTTTTATTTGAGTGGAACATATCGTAAGGTAATGGATTTAATTGCAACATTTAATCATGAGGTATTAGAATCATTTGAAAATTATTTTTTAGAATTCGCTTCCGACAGTCAAAATGTTGAAGTAAAAACATATTCGTTTGAAACACTTTTAGAAGAAGATAATAAACGACATGAAGTAAAATATCAAAATTTTCAAGAATTATTAAAAGATATTGTTACCGTACCGATTATTAGTAATGACGAAACAGATCACGAGGTAATCATTGGTTCAATTAGAGAACAACAAGAAATTAAATTAAAGAGTATAACGAAAGATTTACTTAGTTCTGATAATATGATTAAAATCACTATTGCAAATCCAAGAGAAATGAATAGTCACATATTAGAAGGGTTTAGTGGTAACAATCCGAATACAACTTTATCATATGAAAAATTTGAATCTTCACAAATAACAACAGGTACAACCGTTGCGTTAGAATATACGCCAGGAACTTCGGAGTACTTTAAACTATATGTGGGTGAAGATTTGGATGGTAATTATTTGAAATTTTTTACAATTTGTGATGTTGAATTTAGTGAAGAAAATATAAAAAGATTTAGACCTTTAATTTACATTTTTGCTGGAGGGTATAAAGCCAATAAATTCATAACAAAAAATGAATTTAAAGAATATTTGGTTAAAAATATGTTAACTCCATATTTGACTAATTTTGGTACATACCTGATTCAATTTATAATAAAATTAAATGATATCACTTTTAAAGGTAAAGGGAATCCACTCAACGCTTTAGATCTTAAGGGGTATAATAACGACGCAACCAAATTAGATTTATATAATTATTTTAAATCATTCAATGACAAATGGGCTTCAGGTAACTCCATTGGTCAAAAATCAATGTTAGAAGAATTTTTATTTTTAGATAGGGCAAATAGAGACATTGGTGATTTAGCGTATATTGATATTACCAAATTAATAGATTTAGAAATGACAGAAAACGGTTCCATAGATTTATATAGTGTTTGTAATATGTTAATTGGTGATAATCAAGGTTTTGACATGAAACCAATGCCGGCATATATTAATTTTTACGGAACAAATTTTTCGGGGTCCAAACAAAAAATCAAATCATCTAGAGAGGCCGCAAGTTCGGTTTTTGGGACATTTTTAGATGTTGACTATGAAGAATCGTCACCTAAAATTATAATTCAATATATTAACACAACTTCTAAAAATCCGGATTTATCAGATATAAGTCCTGATTATAAATTCAATGATGATAGTCATGATATTGGTAGTAATGTTAATAACCCTATGATTTTAACTAACCCTGAAATTTTCTCAGCTGAAAATATGGCAAGGTCAAATAAAGTCGTCGCTTTTGATATTAGTGTTGGTGATCAAAATCAGGGAATTTTTAAAGGAGTTCAAGTATCTCAAGATACAATTAAGAACACAACTGAAACCTTTAAGATTTATGAAAATATGGGTCGTTCAGCAACAGGTGCCGCGGCTTATCAAATTGATAGTAATCTATATGAGGTATATAGACAAGCATCATATAGTTGTGAAATTACAATGATGGGTTGTGTTATGATTCAACCAACGATGTATTTTTATCTAAAAAATATCCCAATTTTTAAGGGAACATATTGGATAACTGAAGTTAGTCACAATGTTAAGGGTAATAAAATTACCACTAATTTTAAAGGTACTCGTATTCCTAAAGAAGCACTACCAACATTTGAAGATTCGTTCACATCTAGTTATAAATCATTGTTTGATAAAATAACAATGAATGCTTTAACTAAATTTAAACAAGAAACTGCACCAAAACCAACCACCGAACAAACAATAACCACACCTAACGGTACGGGTACAATCGATAATGGAAATACAATACCAAACAATGATGAGAAATTAGAATTGGATAAGGATTTAGATTTATATGGTATTCCATTTAACGGGTATAAAAATATTAAAGGAATACAAAAAGTCACATATAAAGGTGAGAGTTTTTATAAGGCTAAAGCTGTCAGAATGGGAAGTAAGGATAACGTATTACAAGATTCAAATGAAATGCAGATTATTAATAAATTAGTTAATCGACAAGTTCTTGGTAATTACAATTCTATGATTACCTCAATTAATACAGGTAAAATTTTATGGGAAGACATTAAGGATAGTAAAAATCTATTCTACTCAACCAAATTCGATATAACCAATAAAAAATTATCAAATATGAATGTTGCGGACTTTATTGTTAATGCAACAACGGTTTT